CTCTCCCAAATCATGGGACAACAACACTTTACGATGGACGCTCAATCTTGGATTGACGAGAAAGAAATGCCGAATGTTTTGATTTACGGTAATCCCGGTAATGGAAAGACAACGGCTGGAATCATTCTCGGAAAGGAAATGCTTGGTGAATACTACGCTGATAACTTCTTTGAAATCAATGCGTCCGATGACAGAAAACTGGAAACGGTGCGTAATGCAATCAAGGAAGTTGCTAGAAACTCCAGCATTGGCCCCGTGCCTTTCCGTATTTGTTTGCTGGATGAAATGGACGGTATGACCAATGATGCTCAAAATGCACTCAAGCGAATCATGGAGCGTTATGCGTCAAACATTCGCTTCATCATTACTTGCAATGACCGAAACAAAATCATCTTCGCTCTCCAAAGTAGGTGTGCGAACTACCATTTCAAGCCACTCGGCAACGAAGACATGATGCATGTAATCACAACAATTCTCTCCAAGGAGGGAATTACTAGGTTCTCAAGTGCCGAACTTGAAACCTTCATATATGCTATGAATGGTGATATGCGTAGAGCAGTCACCGAGATACAGGCGGCGAAGGCGAGTAACTCAACCCTTACGAAACAAGTAGAGAATTCACTTGACGACTATAAGAATATCATTGACAAAATACTGAATAAGAATACGAATGTCCTAGGTGAAATACATGATTTGCTATACAAAGGTCGGTCCATCAAAGAGATTTGCAATGGACTGCACGATGTTGTCATTGCCGCTAGTGGCCTTGATAGCAATGTCAAGTTCAAATTTCTGAGAACGGTTGGTGAAGCAGAATGGCGTTCTATGACAATGACTCCCAAAGTGCTGGCCTCTTGGATGGTTAGCCAACTGATGTGAGAACGAACTCACGAAAAAATAGACAAGCAAAAAAAGAAAAAACAAAAACAAATTGAGGTGAAAATATGATGGAAACTGAAATTGAAAACGGTGCGAAGGCTCTAGAAATGGGGCTGGATGAAGCGAAGGAGAAGTTTGCAGGTATCTGCCAAGAAAACAACTTGGCGCAGGATAACCCTGTGGCCATTTCCCTTTGGCGAAACTTTGTGGCTAACGCCATGCGAAGCAAGCAACAGAACAACAACGCAGGAGCCAAGACTGGTGGCGACAGTCTGTTCAAGGAAGTCTTTGGGTTCTTTGTGAGCCTTGATGCTCCTAGGGACATGATGAGTTGGAACCGAAACAAGGCGAAGGAAGCCTTCCTTCGTGATTCCGACAAAGCCCTTGAGGAAGGATTGGTTGCCCAAGCAACTGAAAATGCACTTGGCCGCTTCGTTGTGTCCCGCTACCACAAGGGACAATACCAAGAGAAGATTGTTCCTTCGCTCCCCGAAGGAGCAGAAACTCTTGAAGACGGTCGCATCTACATTCCTCTTGATGCTACCGAACACTACATGAACGGTGGAGTGAACCGCAACTTCGGTAAGCCTCTTCCAAGAGAGCAATACCGACGCACGGGTATCTTCTACGGCTCTGTTGCTGGTGGCGAGATGAAGCCTTACTTCTTCTCTTACAAGAATCAGCCTGCCGTGTACTTTACGCCACAACCGTTCAACTGGGTCCACTTCAGTTGTGTTGCCAACGAGAATGGAACTGACCTCTACGGCGCAACCACGACGACTTTGAACAGTTTGGTCATGAATGCTGACCTTGACCCGGAAGGCGACAAATACCGTGATACGAGCGGCTACGACATTCAACAGATTCTTGTTGATGCTTTCAGCGACAAACTGACGCCCCTCGTTGAACTTGACCGCCAGCACATGGTCATGCAGACCCTTCCTGCAAAGGAACGCTTTGTCATTACTGACGGCACGGTTTGCAACATGAACATGACCCCAACTTCCAACGGCAATCGGATTCTCAACATTACTGACCTCAACGCAGAAATGGACTACGAGAACGATTCCGGCATGGTGACTTGTTGGATTCCCGAACACCTTGAACTTGACTTTGGGATTGGCTCTACCGTGATTATCATCGGTAGAACCTCCCAGCGACAAGGCGAGGACGGTGTTGAACCTGCTACCATCAACACTTCGGGCATTTTCGTGACCACTCGCCACGGCTCTCCAGTTGACGCACCATCCCCTGTGGAGGAAGACTTTGACTGGTTTTGAGGCGGTTAGTTCTTAACTGACCGCTTCATGCGACAATGGGGTTTATCCAGTAATAACGGGAAAACTTTCATGCCCCGGCGAAAGCCACCGGAGATAGTAGGTCGGGTTCCCCTACGAACCTGTTTCCCCATTGTTTCTTTCTTGAGGTGATTAAATGGAAATTTATGCAAATTGTTTGAAAACGAATAGAGCGTTTGTTTACTTTAGCAAAATTCAACATGTTTCTTGGGACATTGAACCCGACAACATGTTCAATGTGAAGATTCACACAAACGCACCTAGGCATGTGAATCAACGCATGAGCAAAGAAGACTTTACGAAGTTTCTCAACGCATACATGTCTTACGAAGGGGTGAGTTTCCTTTGAAGTTCAAAGCAGACTTTCTCACAGTAGAAAACAAATGGGAGGTTGATTTGACCAGTGTTGATTTCATTACAATGAAAGAGAACTGGGACGATGGAAGCCACCATGTCAAACTCCATATCGGCACAAAAGAAGTGCGAATGGTGTTCAAGGACAAAACAGAAGTGAATGAATTAATTGAAAATTGGAAAAAAGCGAGGCGATAAAAATGAGTATTACGAGCAAAGCAGGCGAAGCGACTACCATGAACTTTGGTAAGAAACAGGAGGAATTTAACCATAAGTTCCGTGAATTGATGGAGAAGAAGAGGGCTGAGAAGAAGTCCCGCCTTGTTCTCGGCATTTGGGGAGAACCCAAGACCGGTAAGACCGGGCTTGCACTTGATTTCCCCGACCGCCCAATCTATGTTCTTGATTGGGACCGTGGCGTAGAGTCCACTTGGATTGAACACCACGATGCTACAGAGCGCATTCAAGTGTTCTGCCCCATTGAAATGAACAAGGACAATGTGACTGACATTGAGAAGAGTGAAGAAAACTCTCACATGTTTATTCGCTATGTTCGTGGAAAGATTGAGGAAGGCGAGAAGCCTATCTTTGTCATTGATGGCGTTGACTCTTGGTTTGAATCCTGCATGTTGAAGATTAACCCCAACCCACGGGTCGTTACCAAGGTTATGCCATACATGTATGGTGCTAGAAACAAGACCTTCTACCATCTTCTTGAGGCCATTTACCACTTGGATTGCGATGTGATTTACATTACTCACGAAGCCGAGCGATATGTGGACAATTCCCCTGTTGGTGTTCAGCCAGCATGGAAGGATTGGGGCGGTAAGTTGGAGCAAGAGATTCATTGCTACCGCAAAAACATCAAAGGTGAGATTCACTACATTGCAGAACTTGTTGGTTCTAGAACCAACGGTAATCTCGTTGGGACTCGCTTTACCACAAGGCAGGGACAACCACCAAACATTGTTTGGAATGGTGTTCCCGAACTTCGGGAGGGTAAACTTTGAAGTTCTCTATGAACAACAAAGAAATGAAAGAAGTATTTGATAGCATTCAAGTCAAGGGAAAGTATGCTGGAACGAGTGGTTTCTCTAGCAGTAGCCTCGGTTCCACCGTCCAAATGATTCTCAACGGCAACAACTTGAGAATCTACAACGGCAACGCTACCTTCATTGCTAGAGCAGACATTACCGTTACAGGTGAACAAGACGGCTCTTGTGTTTGTGATGTTACCAAGGTTCTTTCCTACTTGAAGACCTTTAGCGATACTGTTACCTTCACTTCCAATGACTTCATTACGCTTCAATCGGGTAACAAGAAAGCAACGATTCCGCTGATTACCGGTCACGATACTTCAGTCTACGACCGCATTACGCAAATGGTCGGTGATACTGGCTACACTCTCAACCCAACCGAAATGCCTTCATTTGGAAGTTCTTCCTACGAAGGGGTGTTTGTTGTGACTTCGGACGACTTTAGTTCATGTATGCAATCAATGGAATTGGTGAAAGCAGGCACATACAAACTTGACTTTACCGACGATAGAAGAGTTGTCTTCTCGTCCCGACAAAGCACTGAGAATCGTTATCAAGAACGGCTGACAACTGTTCACACGCATGGCGATGCCGCTACTGTTGAGTTTACCTCGCCGCTTCACAAGTTCTTCAACAAAGGACAATTGCTGAACTTCTATGTGAAAGACGAGTTCCCGATTCTCATCGTTGCAGAAGACCGTTTGGTGGTCAAAGCCCCATCTGTTTCCAGTTAGGTGAAAAAATGATTATTAGTAAGAATAAAAGTAAAAATGAAATCTACATGTCTTGGAGAAATGAGAACGGTGAGAAACAACAACTGACTTCTCAAACTGCTCCTTATTTCTACATTGAAGAAGACGCCCCTAGACCCACGCATTACTCAATCAGTAAGTTTACTGATGGCGAGTTTGACTACACCGTGGGAGGCGAAGTCAACCTACAAGGCAAACCCTTGGTCCGTTGCTACTACGAAAAGCATACGGATGCTCGCCACGCTAGAGCCGCACATGAGAAAACCTACGAAGGTGATGTTCCTTTCCACTTTCGGTATTGCGTGGATGAGTTGGAAAGTCTTCACGAATACAACTTGCGAAAGTGGTATTGGGATATGGAGTGGCAACAAGGTGGTGAATACGATGGGGCAATTACGGCTATCGTTGCTTTTGACAACTATTCGGAAACCTTTCACCAATTTACTTGGTGCCCAAACTTTGAGTTCAGCGTTGATGTTCAAGAGAATCTCTCAATTGAAGACTACAAGTTGAACTTCTTCTATTTCACAAGTGAAAAGGACATGCTTGAGGCTTTTCTTGACCACATGGTTGCAGAAGACCCCGACATGCTCATCGCTTGGTTTGGTTTGAAGTTTGACTTGCCTAAGTTGTTGGAGCGTTGCGCTATCCTTGGGATTGATGCTCGTAGAATCTCTCCGATGGGTCAAGTGAAGGGCTTTGTGAAGTCTTCTAAGGCTGAAAGCGGCTATTACTTCGCCTATGTTGAGCAAGGCTATTCGCCAATTGAGCAACCCATCGGTGGAAGAATCACTTTGAACCTTGACTTGGCCTTTGAGCGACAATGGAACGACTCACAACGAGGAACACTCCCCTCGCTTTCTCTTGAGTATGTTTCACAGACACTCTTTGGTGAAGGCAAGCACACTGAAACCAAGTTTGAGGACCCAAACGAGTTCTATCGCAGGGCTTGGCTTGAAGACGCAGTAGCCTATTTGCAGTATGCCCTACAAGATGTGGAGTTGCTAAGAAAGATTGACGAAACCAACTTTACAAGTGAAGCCATCCTTTCGCTCCAGCGGTTGCTAGTGGCTCCATTTGATGCTTGCTTCTACGCTTCACACATGGGTTCCATCTACTTCATGCGGAACGCTTCTTGGATTGCTCCTACGGGCAGAAAAGATGTGGAGCGTGAGGAATACGAAGGGGCGATGATTTACCACCCCGAATCGGAAGGAACCAACGGCTTGCACCTTGGAGTGGCCGCATTTGACTATGCTGGCCTCTATCCGTCAATGATGATTGCTCGCAACATCAGTTGGGAAACCAAATCAGCAGAACCTACTGAGTTTGCAGTCAATATCCTTACACCTAGGGACTTCAGCGATGTGACCAGTGAGAGGATGCTTTACTACAAGACGGATGAATTGGGCCTGCTTCCAAGAGCAGTTTTAGAACTCAAAGAGTTGCGAAACGACTACAAGCGAAAGATGCGAGAAGCACGGGAAAACAACACAGGAGAATACCAAAAGTGGTATAACAACCAAATGGCCGTTAAGCGACTTATGGCTTCCTTTTACGGCATCGTTGCCTTCCAAGGGTTTGGTTGGGCTGATGTTGACTTGGCCGCTAGCATTACCGCTAGTGCGAGAGAAGCAATTAGAACGGCGGCTTTTGTTGCGAGGGAGATTGATGGTTGAACATTGCAGAACTTGTCAAACAAGGCGTGGGCCTCTTCATCCGAACTATCGGATTTGCCACTTGTGTTTCATCAACATGCGGAGGCGAATGAAATGAAGAACTACATATGCCCCGATTGCTACGAAAAGCAGTTCAAGGTCTATTTTGCGACTGAGAACAAAGTCGGGCTAAACAAGTTAAGGCTCGTTTGTGACAACAAGAAGTGCAATTTCAAATCAAAGACGATTGATGTAATGAGGTGAATGTGATGTTTAACTTAGACGAATTAATTGAAGTGCAAAAGGAAACACAAGGCACACTCTCTGAGTTGCTAGAGAATGTAAAAAGAAGCAACAAAATCCTGATGATGGTAAATGTGGTGAACATTGCTACCATTATCACTCTACTAGTGGTGATACTATGACAGATGAAAATATGAAAGAAGTAACGGAAACTATTGGGTTGATGCAAGCAACGCTTGCTAATCTAATTGAAGGAATGAAGAATATGGAACGAAGGCTAGAAGGTATAGGTCAAGACTTAGATAACCTTTACGCCGAAGACAAGGACATTGGCCTTGTTCGTGGTGCAGTGAGGGAACTCCAAGATGAAGTTGCTAAGATGGCCAACCAGCCAGTTGGAATGATGTTTGTGAGAAGGGTTTGACATGAAGGTAGTTTACGGACATACTGATTCAATCTATGTTCAAATTGACGACATTGAAAAGGCCAAAGAAATAGCAGAAGTGATTCAAAATGAAGTTAGAAAGAAGTTCCCGAATGTTCTCGGACTTGAACAACATCCCGTTGTCTTGGAGTTTGAAAAGTATTATTCGGCGTTGGGCGTCGGCATTACGAAGAACCGAAACGCAGGAATGATTACTTGGGAAGACGGCGTGTATTTGGATAAGCCGAAGTTTACCTTGACCGGGTTTACTGCAAAGCGGGTAAGTGAAACAAAA